GGATGTTCCTGATCGGTCTGACGGGTCGATACCTGGCTCTGATGGCGCCAGGCGTTGACGTGTCTCCAATGGCGATCGGTCAGCTCGAAGCATCGGGCAAGGCGCTTCGGAGCACATACATGGCGATCGCCGAGCGTAGCGTCAACGACTTCGTCGAACAGATGAGCGGCAAGGCGCTGGCAGACTCGACTCAGGCGTTCATGCAGCGCATGTCGTCGATCACGCTGCACAACATCCAGACCCTGACCGACCGCATGAAGGGCATGAAGAACAATTCGCTCGATGCGGTCAAAGAGAATATGCACGGTGCGATGGGGCTGCTGCTGCAGCGCCAACTGACTCAGCCCGAGTTCACCGTGCAGACAGCAAGTGGACGCACCTACAAAGCAGATTCGCTCGTTCGCACGGAAGCTCGCCAGTTCGGCTACAGAGCCTGGCTCGAGTCAGAAATGGAGCGCATCGCCGAATCGAGCGACCTGGCGGAAGTCCGCTATGCCGACCCCGAGCATGAGAACCACGGCCTCGTGTTCTCGATCTCCGGCAAAACACAAGGCTATCCGAGCTTCGAGGACATCTCTGAGCCGGTGTTTCACTACAACTCCAAAGCAACGGTTGCACCCCATGTTCCGGCCTAACAAGACCTGCATCGTCGCCGTGTCATCGGGCAAGAACGATGTCTACGGCCAGCCACTGCCGGCGCGTCGCGTCAAGGAGCAGTGCGCCGTCGTGAAGCTGACGACAGCCAGCGTTCAAACCAACGTACGAGCCGACAGCTCAGCCTCTCGCGGCAATGCGCGTGAGCTGACTGCGGACGCCGTGATTCTGCTGACCCGATTCACTGCCGCGTCGATCAACGACATCATCGAGATCGAAGGCATCAAGCTGCGGGTCATGGCCAAACATCCGCGCTTTGACATTCGGGGTGTGCTGGATCACGTCGAAGTCGAATGCACCATCTGGAGCTGACATGGACCTGATGCCGATCGCAAACAAGCTGGAGTTCGAGGGCCTTGGCGTCCAGGGCTCGACCCTGTTCATCAACTTCATGCCCGATGAGTGCAAGGAAGGCATTCTGCTCCGCAGCCCGCTGATCGGTACGAAGATCGACCCGAACCTGCCTGGCTACTACAAGACCGAGTTCATGGTGGTCGTTCGCACGCCTCGCTACGAGTCGGGCCTGGGCATCATCAAGGACGCAATGACAGCCCTTACGCTCTTTGCGACCGACATCGACGACATCCACATCAAGCGGTGCTACCCGCGCAACCTGCCGGCCACGTTCCCCGTGAGCGATGGCAACTACTTCGAGCTCCAAGTCGTGTTCGAGGTCGTCTACTGCGGAACGGCCTATGGGTATCCGGCTTGAGGGTGTCGATGAGCTGATGACCATCCTGCAGCAGACGGGCGAGAAGGCCCAGCGCGGGGTGTACCAGCAGATGAAGAAGGAGGCGCTCGAGATTCAGCGCCTGGCTCGTCTGTACGCGCCCATCGACCACGGCAACCTCGAGGATGCGATCTCGGTCGAGGAGATGGAGGGCGAGCGCGACAGCCGAGGCCGAATGGGGCGCAAGTCGGTCGTCGTCTTCGTGGACATGTCCCAGGAAGGCTACGAGGGCGAACCGATCGGGCAGTACGCCTACATCATGCATGAGTACCTGGCGCCCTACGGCAAATTCAAACTTGGCCCCTTGTCGCAGCTGAAAAACAAGGGCAATGGAAAAGTTGGCGGTAAGTTTCTTGAGCGTGCCATCAATGACGTTTCACAAGAGATGATGAAACGACTTGTGGACGTGGCAAGGACTTACTACTAAAAGCACTGGACATTTTGCCGCATTTGTGGTAGAGTGCCGGCACCGGCGAAGTCATTAAGCAGTGACTTCAATCCCCTTTGCAAAGGAGCTTTCGAATGGCATCAAACACAAAAAACGTGAAACTTGGCGTTTGCCAGGTTTTCTTTGACGGCGTTGACCTGGGCTTCACCCAGGGCGGCGTGGAAGTCACCGTCACCACTGAGACCCACAAGGTCAACATCGACCAGTTCGGTAACACGACCATCAACGAGTACATCATGGGCCGTGAAGTCATGGCCAAGGTGCCGATGGCTGAAACCACCCTGGAAAACCTCGTGACCATCATGCCTGGCGCGACCCTGTCTGCCATTGGCGGCACCGTCGCTACTGGCTCTCTGACCGTCGCAACTCAGCCCGCTTCCGGCGACACCATCGTCGTGAACGGCGCCACCGTGACCTTCCGCACTGCTCTGACGGGCGAAGGCAACGAGGCTCTGATCGGCAGCAACGCCGCCGGCACCGCCACTAACCTGGCTGCAGCCCTGAACGCTTCGACCGATCCCAAGATCGCTCAAGCCAGCTACGCCGCCGCTGCTGGTGTCGTGACCGTGACCTTCGGCTCGCAGCTGGCCTACGGCAACGGTGGCAAGAAGGGTGCTGACGGCAACGCCTTCACTCTGGCCACTGGCACCGCCGGCGCCAAGGTGACTGTGTCTGGCGCAACCCTGGCAGGCGGCACTGACCCCACCGGCCAGTCCGTGTCGGTCCCGACCGGCGTGGGCAACAACCTGCTCGACTACGCCAAGGAACTGCGTATCCACCCCGTTGGCAAGCCTCTGACCGACAAGTCCGAAGACTTCGTGATTCCGCTGGCTGCAACCGCCGGCGCCATGAACTTCGCGTACAAGCTGGATACCGAGCGCGTGTACAACACCGAGTTCACCGGCTATCCGGACGCAAACGGCAAGCTGTTCAGCGTGGGGGCTTAAGCTCTTTCACAACTGACTGAAGTCGTATAGAATAGGCCTCGCCAAGTGCGAGGCCTTTCTTTTTGCACAATCGAGGAGTGAGAATGACAAAACTTTTGAACCTGAACCAGTTGGCTGCCAAAGAGGTTCGCGAAGTACAAATCGGCGACAAGACATATTCGATCAAGGAAATGTCGGTCGAGGACTTCATCGAGACCACTCGGGTGGCTGAAGAGATGGAGAAAGAGGCGAGCTATGCAAAGCAGCTGGAGGCGACGGTCAAGCTCATCAAGCGAGCAGTGCCCGACCTGGACCCTTCGAGCGTGCTGAGCCTTTCGCTGGATCAGCTGCGTGCGCTGACGGCATTCATTCGAGGTGAAGACCCCGAGAAGCTGGTCGAGGCAACGCAGGCTGCTCAGGCAGAAGCGGGAAACGTGTAAAGGGCGCCGCGCAAGAGGTGGACTTCGGGTTCATCTTCTGCGAGGTCAGCCACTTCTATTCGATGTCGTACCAGCAGGTCATGGCAATGCCAATCAGGGCCTTCTGGTTGATGAGCGGCAACATTCGCCGCCTGCGAGCCTCGAACGATATGCGAACCCTTGCGGTCGCTGCGGCAGCACAAAGCGCCGATGGCTACAAGGAAACGCACGAGAGGCTGGTGCTGGAGATCGGTACGGTGTACGCCGGCCCGACGAGTGTCGAACGTGACGAGGCAGGGTTCAATGAACTGAAGATGATGGCTGCGGCGATGTAAAGGAAGCGAAATGCTGGGTGGTGACATCAAGGTCGTAATGACGCTGGACGACGGCGACTTTACGGTCAAGACAATCAAGGCGGGACGTACAGTCCAGGAGCTCAAGCGCTCCATCGACCAGACCGCCAAGTCGACGCAAGCCCTGGAGCATCACTTCACGGGCCTGGGCGGTCGCTTCCGTTCAATCGTGCAGACAGCCTCGCTGCTGCGCTACGCCATGCACGATGTTCACGACATCTTCATGGCGCTGCCAGGCGCGATCCTGAAGACCTCCGGCGAGGTCGAAAAGCTCACCAAGCTCATGGAGGGCATGAGCAAGGAGACCACGCAGGCGGCTCGACAGGCCGAAGCGCTCTCCAACGTCAAGTTCGTGTTCGACCTGGCGCAGCGTGCGCCGTTCGAAGTCAAGACGCTGACGGATGCCTTCGTCAAGCTCAAGTCCGGCGGTCTGGACCCCACCAACGGGTCAATGCAGGCGCTCGTGGACTCCGTCGCAAGGTTCGGCGGTTCGTCCGAGGCAATGCACCGAGCCTCCATCGCGATTCAGCAGATGGCCGGCAAGGGCGTCATCTCGATGGAAGAACTGCGTCAGCAGCTGGGTGAAGCCGTTCCGAACGCGATCAACATGATGGCCCAAGGCGCCGGCATGTCGATGCCCAAGTTTGCCAAGCTGGTGTCAACCGGCACCGTCGAGGCGACGCAGGCCCTGAACAACATGTTCGCCGTCATGCGCTTTCAGAACGATGGCGCAGCCGAGGCGATGATGAACTCATGGACGGGCATGCTGGCCCTTCTGAAGACGAA